TTCTTTAATTCCTGCTCTTGGATTTTCTTTATCCAGTACTAGATGAAAGTACAATCTACCATCAACGTACCAACGTCTAAAAATTTCATATCCTTTATTTGAAATATCAAATAGTTTTAGAATGGTTTCATATTCTTTGTAAATTTTAGTTTTTATATTTTCCGAAAGATCTGTATTCTCTAGATCTAATTTTATGGGTTTTCTGTCTGTTCCCATTACGATAGAATCATTTACAATATCTTCTATCGCCAAATCTACTTCAGGAAATAATGAAAGACTTCTATAAGTTTGAATGAATTGATTTTCATCTTGAACACCACCACTGAAATCAACATATGTGCCTAAAAAACCTCCCGTTTGAAGGGATTGTGCTCCATCATATTCGTCTGGTGTGACAAAAGATTCAGCACGAAGGTTTTCTTCAGTTTCTTCTTCTCTGGTTTTTCTTCCTATAGAAAAACCAAATAAATCAATAGCCATTATACTTTCTCCATAATATCAACTTTGAACTGTAAAGTATTCATACTCAACCTGACATGTAAATTGTGCCAATGTGTCCATAGCCCCATACGCCAAATCAAAGGAACCTACATTGCTTGGCCAGCAGTTATGTAAAATTATTTCCTTTATCTTTGACTGACCATTTAAATCATAGTGTGCTATTGACCAATTTTGAGTGTCTTCTTCATATACAAAAGGGGTTTTGTTGGTGAAGTGTTCGTTTATTCTTTCACTCCAATCATGAAGCTCTTTCCATATATTTCCCTTTTGTATTGTGTCATAAACAGTAAAACCCCAAGTAGCATATCGTCTATCGCCCGGTAGTTTTAAAACACGACCTCTAAAAGGAACACCGATGGGTGGTACATTTGAGTCTGGTAGACTCAATGCGGAAACCTCAGCTTTCATTTCATAACTACTATTGGGAATTTTCATAGTAACTTCATAGCGATTGGGTCTGGTTCCCATACCAACAGCTTCTTTGAAATCAGATAGATTTAAATTTAGTGCCATTTGTTACTCCTACTAGTTATATTTATACTAACTCACCATCGTTTGTATTAGTAAATGTGATTTCTAACGCTTCTATGGAACGGGCAGGGATCACAAATATAGTAGCAACAAATCTTCCTTCTGAAATAACCGAAGGTGGATTATTTGTTTCATCACACTTAATTACGAAACTGGTTATGCCTCTCTGGTTTTGTACTGATTCTAAGATAGAAGTTGCTTGATTTATGAATGACTGTCTAATAGAATCCGTGTTTTGCTCAAACAGAGTGGATCTTGCAATAGAACCAATAGTATTCTTTAGATATAAGAACAAAGAAGAAACTTCAATTCTAGATAAAATATTAGTAGAAGCTGCTCCAGTTTTATTTCCGAATAAAACTACACCCTCTCCCGGAAAACTTAAAACAGGATTTATTCTATTATTGTATAGAGCGGTTGCCTGAACTGCAGTTGGAGGATCTTTCAGTTTTACTACATTTTTAATTTGACCTCTATTCATTCCTGCTGGAGAGAACCAAGGATGTGCAACTCTAAACGTTCTAGCTAAACATCCAACTACGTCAGAAGTTAATCTGGTTTGAATGTACTGTGAATCATTAGAAACTGTTTCTGGATCTTTTCCTAGTGGAAGTGTGAATTTATCACCATATACAAATATATCAAACTCATCTCCGCTTGGTGCCCCAGAGTCAACTGCTGTTATTCCTCTGACTGCAAAGCAATCATTTTCTCTGGCTGACATAATAGTATCCATATATTCGTCTGCAGACAGTCCTGCTCCAAATATGGCGTTCAAACTATGAGTGTTACTTGATGTAAACGGAGCAGATGCAGAAATTCCAACTACAATTTTAGTTCCATATACAGCAGCAGATAGTACATTGTTGAAATCATCAGACCAAGGATAAACAGCTCCCTTAGGCCATCTAATCTGTCCTGCAGTTACACCAGTACCTCCTTCAAGCACTGATGGATATACTGCACCAGAAGTTCCTGCAGAACCTCCAAATCCAGCAAAAGATACCCCAGCACCATTACCAATTGGACTAGAAAGTCTTTCATATAAATCGCTAGAATCGGTTTGAAAGAATTTGTTGGCTACATCTGTAGTAGTTCCTAGTGCATTAATAAGTTCTAGATTTTCTAGAATAAATCCAGCAAGAAAATTTTCAGATGTTGTCTCACTGTCTTGTATAAGAAATGAGTCATCACTAATATTGACGGTGACTGATGGTAGTGGCATTATACTCTCCTAGAATGACGTAACACATAATATTTAGGATTTTGACTACCTCACTTCCTGCCATCCTGGAGTGTCCTCGTCGTCCTCTAATGAAGAGATTAGTCCAAATGGTAATACTTCTTCCTCTAGTCTTTTAATTTCGTCTTCATATACATCTAACCTAACGTCACGCTCTGTGAGGTTCTTGAAGTAGTCTTGACGGGTTAACCACCCAAACATAACCAAACACATGACTAAATCGTCTGTATGTCCCTCATCAGCTTCAAATGACTGTCCTTTTGCGATGAAAGTATAAAGTTCATTTATTACCTCCATATCCTCTATTAGCAATTTGTCATTTTCCACCAGACTCTTCAGTACAGAACAACCTAACTTTTTAACAGGTACTGTAGTTCTAACTCCCTTTTGCATACCAGAACCACCAAAACCAGAACTTATCACTTGTCCAGATCTTCCTTTATATACCGTATAAGCTATGTTATCGTATTCTAGATCCTCGAAAAGAACATCTGCTACTTGTCCACCAATGTCGTTAGTTTCTATGAGAACATACGCACCGTTGTATTTTTCTGCTATTGTCTTTATGACTGTTGGAAACACCATAGGAGAAATTACATTATTTCTAAACTTTGCCACTAGTTTGTAAGGTGGATGTGTAATGTCAATTATGGTAAAAGCACTATAGTCTTTTCCCTGTCCTCGTGCTACATCCACTGTTATTATGTACTTATTATCTTCTTTGGGTTCCTCATAAACATCAAGTCCATCTGTAGATTTCTTTATTGGAGAATCCCATGCAAGTGCATGTAACTTAGAGGATGAAATTAATGTATTAGTAGAACCAATGAAGTCACATTCAAACTCAGTTTGAAACTGTTGCTCACTTGTGTTTTTTATTTGCTGTTCTTTCCATTTTACATCCCTCATAGGACCGTTTGGATATAACGGAATTTGAGACCAATGAACTTCAAATGGAATATACTCGTTCTTTCCTTTTGCACCTGCTTTTTTATTAGCATTTTTCCAGTAGTAATAAAATAAGTTCAAACCATTTGGAGTTGATACCATCAATACTTTAGTTGTTTGTCCAGATGTAATCGTAGGATATACGGAACTAAAGAAGTCTTCTGCTATGTTGTTTGGAACGTGTGCAAACTCGTCCAAGAAAATCATGTTAAAAGATCCACCACGAACTGCAGATGCAGAAGTAGATGATGCTAGAATTTTCGATCCATTCTCTAACTGAATACTACCTTTGTTCCATTCTATTATACCTTGCTGTAGCCATAATGGAAGATATTCATATGCTAGTTTTAACCTGTGCAGAATCTCTCGAGCGGTTGCTTGTTTATTGGCAAGAATAGCAACATTCATACTCTGATTAAATAGAACATAATGGAGGATATAAGAAACTATAGTTGTGGACTTACCGCTCTGTCTGGGTAACTTTGCAATTGCAAATCTATTATTGTGAATAATATCCACCAATTCCTCTTGATAATCATACAACCCGAAAGGAATTAATCCCTCATCCAGAGAAACAACTTTTACATAATTTTTTATGAAATAAGCAGGATCTTTTGCACATTTCATGTACTCTTCAATCTGCTCTTTTGTATATTCAATTTCAACGCCACTGGCTTTTAGGTTAGCATTACCCAAATAACCTTCCATTTTTCTTGAACCCATACTAAACTTTCTTTATATCTTTTCCTGCACTTCGCTTTGGATTTATTATATCTTGCAACTCGTTAGTAGAACCAACGTATATAGTGTTATTCGTGGTGTTTTTCTGTGTCAGCGATCTACCATCTTCTTTTATCTTTTTCACTTTATCATGTACATCTAAAACATCTTTATTCATATCCGATACTGTTTTTAGTAACTGAGAAGCAACTTCATATGCTCTTGGAGAATCTCCTGCCTTTGCAACATCTAATATACCCTGAATTGCATCATTTCCTTGTGCTATAAGATCG